CAATTTGCAGCACCAACTTTACGACATTTAACTAATGCACCTGATGCGTATGCAGATGGCCAAACTGAATATCTTGACTTGACCTTATGGTAACAGGCATCTTTTGACCCACTACCCTTACCTTTTTTGTCTTTTGTTTCCGTAAGTTCAATTTCTTCTTTCATTTTTTTCTTTTTACGAGGACTATCGGTACTAACATATGTAGGTTTGGCGGCTCCTGACTTTGATTGTTGGCCTGGATCTGCCTTCTTCTTACGACGAGCTGCAGATAATCTTTCAGACTTCGACATACTCGCTCTCTTTGCAGAGGATACACACTTTGGTGTTCCTTCACCTGGCTCATCACTGGCACAGGTTCCTCCCGTGACAACGTTGACCCAACCACCTTTACCATCTTTAGATTTGGATCCTTTGAACCACTTGTGCAATGAACCCTCATTCATTTTCTTAGGTTTTTCACCTTTCTTCTTCTTTTCAATTGCAATCTTAGCCTGTTGTGCATCGTTTACTGCTTCACCCATCTCATAAGAAGAACTAATATTTTGTTTATATGTCTTAATTGCATCACTTACTTTAGTTTCAACTGATTTTGTAGGAGTGGTTATCTTTTTATTTTGATTAATGGTTGCCCTTACACCATCTACAACACCTTTTTTTCTAATATTGTTTATAGCTTGCAGACCTGTTTTTGCATTGTTAATTGTATTTCCAACATCTACTCCGTTCACCTTTGCATTGAGTCCAAATCTAGGTTTACTAGTATCAAATGATAATGATACGTTTTCACTCATCTTCTTGGTCTTTTTCTTCATTGAATTTATGTATTTTCTGAAGACGGCAGCCTCTGAACTCTTACCCATCTCTCTTGCTCGTTGTTCCATAGCAACTGCCGCTTGAATCTTATGAGCATGAGATCTTGAAGATTTACGTATCTTTGCGACAGACGCCTTAGCAGTAGCCACATCCTTAAAGCCAAGTCCGTGAATAGTACCTTTAGGATTTTCATCTGTATATAAGTCTGAGTGTTTCTTTGAATTTGCTGGTTGTCCTTTCTTACGAGGAATACGAGGATTTGACTCCTCTTTTACGTCTTTACCATATGTTTTACAAGGTGTTTGTCCACACCCACAATTTTTTTCATTTATTTTTTCAATATAATCTGCCTGTTTACCATGACTTTTCACAGACTTACGCAGTTGTTTTACTATCTTTGATAATTTTTTGTCTTTTCCTTCTGGGATATATTCACCTTCTAATTCATTACTACTACCTATAACCTTCTGTATCAACAATGCATTTTTTCTTTTCTTTTCAGTTGCACCTGAACTTACTCGACCAGTTTTCTTTTCAGAGTCCTCTTGCATGGCCTTTTTCCTAATGTATGCGAAATAAACTTTTTTACCTTCCTCTTCACCATATTGTTTCTTAAAATTATCCTTCATATCATCGGATTTATCATACTTTTTCTTGAGATATTTGTCCTTTCTCTTCTGTTTCTCTGTCATTTTGGCTTCATCGAAGGTTAACGACTCACCCATTCCACCACCGTTTCCGCCTCCACCATTTCCGTTAGAGCCGTTGCCACCATTACCGTTCCCATTGCCACCATTACCACTCCCATTGCCATTCCCATTAGACTTATTTTTTGAATCATCATCAGTCTCCTTACGTAGGTATCCACCGTAGCCAGTACGGTAGCCACGGGGAATTTTCTTGCACTTCTTATCAGTATTGCAATAGTAGTAGCCAGGCTTACACTTTTTCATTTTGATTTAAGGATAACGAATATCAAATTTATTTCCTTTACTATCTGTAGCTCTACCTTTATTTTTAATCATTTGACGATGTGTGTTAGCGTCAATAGTTGGTCTTATGATGTCCTTCTTTTTTATAAAGTTTTGGAGTTTAGTTTTCACGTTGTCAACTATACCTCCAAGTTTAACTTTAAATTTATTACCAGACATGTTCTCAATAGCAGTACGATCTGCTTCTGTAATAGGGTCTGGTTTTACAAGATCTACAACCTCATAAGCCACGTTTCCATCTGCATCTTCAATCTTTAGACTCTGTAAATTAGCACCGAGATTCTCCGCAAGTTTTTTTGCGTTTACTTCCTCATATTTGTTCTTTTCATCGTCTGTATCAGGGTTAATTGCTATCTTATTCTTCGCTTTTTCACCCTTTTTTTTCTTTTTTTCCTCTGATTTTTCAACCTCTCCCATGATTTCTTTGAGGTCTTCTCTCCAATTTGACTGTGCTTCAGTGGTTACACTTCTCTTTTTCATTGCCTTTTTGATGGCCTTGTCTCTTGAACCAAGATACTCCTGAGAACCAGTTTCTACCTTACCATCTCCATCATAATCTTTCTTTGCTTTCTTTTGGTTTCCACCACCAGCAGCTTGAGCCTTCTTTTCACCTCTTTCTTCTGGTGTTTGACCCTCATCAGTCATCTCAACAGACGCAATTTTGGGATCTGAACGTAGTTGTGAGATCTTATCACGAGTTGCAAAACGAATATATGAAGAACCAGTCTTCTTATCCTTTACACGAACCTTAAATTTAGTGCCTGATTTAGTATCTTTAGTTGTTATTTCTTGTAAGTCTTCACCTTCTAACTCATTATGTGCCATCATGCCTTTTTTAATACCATCATTCTTCTTCACTAAACCTTTAATAATTGGATTAAATCTTTTAGATGTTCCATACTGAGCATTAGGATCCTTATGATATTCTTGTGCAGCTTTACTATTTAATTTTATATCTGCTGCAGTTATTTGAGTTCTAGTATCCTTTTCTTGTAAATCTTCCCCTGCAACATATAAAGGCTCACCAGTTACTTCGTTTATTTTACCTTCAACATATCCCTGCCATGCTGGAGTGTTACCTTTTTTATCAGCTGTATGCACAACATAAGGTGCCTTACTTTCAACTAATTCTAAATCACCAAAGAACTCATCCCACTCTTTAGTCTCCTTAAATCCTTGAAACTTATTTGCAAGAACTGCTTTCTTACGTGTCGGAATATCAAATAAATGTTGATTGGCCTCCACATATCTTCCAAACTGTTTGGGTGACATGTTATATTTCTCTGCAAGAGCAGTAAAAGCACCTGATTTTCTTACAAGAACCTTCTCAGTTTTATAACCTTTCTTAGGTGTCTTGAGCATTTTCTTGACATCTTTGTACCCTTCTTTTACTGGAGCACTAGAATTATCTTCTTGTATTTTTTTCCATGCATCTACGAAAGATTGATGCTCATTTCTAACTGTTTTTGAGTCCTTCATTGTTATACTGATTTTTTCAGACTTTGCCTAAGTTTATTTATAAGGGGGTATTGCCCAGGCGTCATCGCTATCACATTGTCTCTAAAACCATCAGTTCCGACTAATGTATTTGGGTGTATTTTGTCTCTCATTCGACTCTTCATATGAACTTCAGTGTATTCATTGAGGTCTTTTAACCAAGATTTGAACATAATATTATCTTCAGTCACTGCAATTACATAATTTGCACCAGCTCGAATGATTTTTCCAATCAATCCATGATTAATATTCTCTACCATATCACCAATACAAAATATTTTTTTCGCAATATAATTTTCTCTAAGTCCCTCAAATGCAAGTTTAGGAGCGAACTCCCACGCTTCAGATTTGACCTTTTTCATTGCATTTTGCACTGTATTAAACAGTTTTTTTGCTGTTTTATCGTCTAAACTCTTAGAAATACCTGATCTAAATGACTTATAATCACCATCCATAGCAGCTTTTCTTAGTTTGGAGGCAGACATACCCTCCACGCCTTTGGCATCGGCACTCCTTTCACCCGCCGATACAATGTTAATTTTGTCAAAATTGTATAACTGTCCGTTGTATTTGTTCGCAAGGTTCTCAAACTCCTTGACCCGATCTGAACCAACCACAACATTGACAGTGGAGTATCCTTTTCCATAAGCACTCTTTAATACATCAAAAATAGTCCTTGTTTTGTCATCATCAACGATAGAATCAGCGTGATCTGGAAAAGCCTTACGCATGTACTCTACTTTATCACTTGGATCTAGTGGATTTTTCTTTGCATCCTGTGATCTTGATGGATAAATCTTGTATTCTCCACCCTTTCCAGCAGTTTTACTGATAGTATTCATCAGTTTTTCATGACCGACAGTGGGTGGATTGAACCTACCAAACCCGACAGTCAACTGTTTTTTCTCTTTACTTTTCTCTGGTTGTGGTGTTTCCTTTTTAGGTTGTGCAAGAGTTTGTGGCTCTATCTTTTTACCTAAATTACGATTACCAAAGAACTTAAGTCTTCCACCAATTGTTTTTGCAACTAATTTACCCTGTTTATCATACCAATCACCATGGCCATCACTACTCAAACCCATATTTTTGGCTTGAGATGACGCTTGCGTTTCCGCTTCAGAAATAAATTGTAAAAATGATTTCATCCTTTTTCCCAGTCTTTGGCTGCGGTAAAGTTGGCACGACTAAATTCTCTTCTTTTAACTAATTTTAGTGCGCTTCCAGAAGAAATAGCTACAAATCCCTCTGGTGCAGTAACTTCATAACCATTATCAGTTTTTAAAAAAGTTTTTATGTCTTTAACTTTTTCTAATCTAGAAATAATCATTTCTTTAGCAATAACTAAATTCATATAAGAAGCAACAGTAAAATACAAAGGTCTTGAATTGTTTTTAAGAAACTGAATTCCATCTTTTTGTATCTTTATATATTTATCCTGTGTAGATTTAGTTTTTTTACTTGCAATTTCTGATTGTAATTTATTCAAATAAAAATTAATAAACCCATCAGTAACACTCTGTGCATTAGTAATTGCAATTCCTTGACGTATAAAACTATTCATGTATTGTTTAAATAACATATTCATCATAAATCTACCCTCACCATATTCTTTTATCTCATTTAAAAATCCACTCGCTTGTCGTAAAGACCCCTCTGCTTTATTAACTGCGGCATGATAATTTCTCATTTCCGATTGATTCATTGTAGCCATACCAGTTGCATCAGTAAATGTAGAGGAAAATACAGATACATCAGAGTTACTATTCATAGTAGGAACTCCAAAACTTACGTTCATATTAGATAAACTATCCCCATCATATGCGGTATGAAATACTATTCCAATTTTAGATGATTTAACTTGATCACCCATAGGAGTTCCAGTTGGAACTGCGTATGTAATTGTATTGGGTTGAAAAGTTATACATTCTTCTCCACCAATTTCTTTTGTAGATTTAGATTCTGAAGTAAAAAGAAAATCTCCCTGCACAACACCAGATATACCTAGTGATGGAAGATATGTTAAACAATCTTTTAGTATTTTTGAAACGCCTGGCTGATTTTGATACTCATTTATAATTTGATTTTTTGAATACATTATCTTTGGATTTGTTTTGTTGAAAACAGATTTAGTACCAACAAAAAAATATCCTGTAATGGGATCAGTTCCACATACTATCGCAGGAGCTCCATCCCACTTTGTAGTAATTCTAACAGATGAAGTAGGTTCTGTTAACATTTTACCAAGTTCACGTAACATTTTTATAGCATTTAAACCGCCAGTCTTTCCCTGATTTACAATATCATCTTCAAGATGTTCTAAATGAGTATTTTTTGCCATTTAATTTGAAGCTTTCATATGAACTGCAGATACAGGTGTTTGAGAACTAGCATAAAGATAAATGTCTCTTGCAGCCTCATCTGCTGCAGTTTCTTTTCCAACTTTTACTTTTTTTAATTGTTCAAATGCACGAGCTATATTAAAAGCAAGGGTCTTAGCATACCTGTATGATCTTGTATCATCTTTTTTAAGATTTTCACCACCATTTGCAATCTCACCTACTATAGAAGCCTCTTCATCGCCAGGTTTTAGTAAATCAAATTCCTTCATACTAGCATATAAAGCTCTCGATATAGCATTAGTTTTTCCTGTGTCACCAGAATCTTGCCAAGATTGAACATTATTAAATCCCTCTCCAATACCCACAAGATTTTTTGAATCTTTACCACCTATTTTTCCTGCAGCTGCGCCAACTCCTTTTAGTTCACCTTGAAAACTACCACTCGTTCCACTAAAATTTCTATACTGTATTTCTATTCCATCTCCTAAACCAAAATACAGATCTTTTGACCATTTACTAAATTTGACTATACCTTCGTATTTGCATTTAAGACCACGTTCAGCATAAGAATTTACATTAATTGGTTTCAATGTACCACCACTTGGAGTTTTCTTAAGAGATACACCTATTAAATTTTTTTCAGTATATTGTTTTAACAACTCTGAATTAAAATTTAATACACGACCTTTTGCAAAAGATAATTTAAAAGTATCATAATCAAAACCTTTACGAACCATCCATATATCAGCAGGATTCCATTTATTCTCATCTTGTGGAACAGATACATCACCAGTAGAATCTTTTTTAACTATCTTATATCCTTGATTTATTATTGCATCAATACCTATTCCTCTATGAAATTGATATTCTCCTTTAGTGCCTCCAAATTGAGTATATAACATATTTGTAATATTAAAAGAAGATTTTTTCCAATCTGGATCTAAACTTGTCATTTCCTCAAGAGTAGATGTAACTTGAATATATTTTTGAGCTTCTACAAAATCTTTTGCTGATATTTTTTCTTCCCTAAAATCTTTCAACTTCCTACCATACACATTAAAAGCAAGAGATGCATACAAACATTGTGCAGATTCAGCTATATCTGTTATGTTAGAACCACCACCAGAACCACCACTAGATGATTTAATTATTATTCTTACTACTTTCTTAGCATCATCACCTTTAAAACCTAAAGCCACATCTACTCTATATGGTTTTTTTTCTTCTTCAGTTGTAATATTATATCTTCTTTTAGATCCAGTATATTTTTTTTCTCCTAATTTTTCAGCAATACTATTAAGAGTTATCCATCTTTTTGCTGCTGGTACAGCTACAGATAATGTCATAACTATAGTGGATCTATCACTCGAACTCATACTTAATGCTTCGAGTGATTCAAAATAATTACAATCTTCACTAGTAAGAACAGATGTAATATTCAATAATATATTTGAAACTTTGGTGTCAGTAACATTAAACATTTGTTTTGGGGATGTTCTTCCCTTTATTTATCTGTCATCTGCCGATCTATTCTCTGACTTATAAACATCAAACTCTCCGCCTGGATATCTCTTCTTTAATTTTTCTACATTTCCAGCGACAACATCTTCTAATGATATCTCAAGTGCTGAACAGGCTTGCATCACATACCACATAACATCACCCAACTCAATAATAAGATGCTCTCGATTGTCATCTGTCCAAGGTTTACCTTGAAAAACCATCTTCTTAACGATCTCCATAAATTCACCACCCTCAGCATTAATTCCAACGGCAGCAGTAAGAAGCCTATGAATATTGGAACCTTGTCCGTCAAGATATTCAAGAGCATCAATAAAAGATTTATAATCTTTACTGGGATTGGATGTGACACCATCCACGAATAGAGCATACTTAGAAAAGTCAACTTGTTTTTTCATTAAAAATTAATCTCGGCGAATTTGTTTTTGAATTTGCTTTCAGGGCTATCATACTCCTCTTCTTGTCCACTGTCAACTAGATCCTGTTGTGCAACTTGTTCTACGTCATACAATCTCATCTTTGCACGATCAATACCTATGATAAATCTTTTATATATTGTAGGATCATTATATCTATTCTTTAACTGTTTGACCATTATTTGGTTGAGGCCTTCCAGTTCTTCAGTAGATATAAGAGCGAACATAAGATCAGCAGTTGCAGGAAGACCAAATGATTCAGAGGTATCGGTAAGATCAACATCACTGCTACCGTAACCACTACGAGTAGTTTG